TTTTTACATAAGGTTGACTTATTAATATTATGTACTATAGCTGCTTCTTTTGTTCCTAAATAAAAAATACCAGTTTCAGTATTTAAAATTAACATACTTTTACTACTAGATATTTTGCTTCGAGCTTCTTCTGTCTGACCAATACCCATATGAGATTTACTTATTTTTAATTTAGCCTCTTCTGTATGATTCCATTTGCCTCTAGTAATCAACATTTTTTCTACAGATTGTTTTGATAATTTACCTCCTGAACCCCCTTCTCTAATATTCATTAGAGAAATTCCATGCTCTTTATAAAGTTTTATATAAAAAATCTCAGAGGAGTCTAACTCTTCTTGAGAGACATCATCATTATGTAATTTAACTATTTCAAAAACATGTGAGTCATAACCATACTTAGCTAATGAATTATGTAAACTTACTTGCTTTTTAATAGAGGCTAAACTCCTGTATTTTCTAAACCTACCAAGGATATCCCAGCTTTGACCTATATAAACCTTCCCACTAGGAGAAGTTATTTTATAAATGCCAATTTGTTTTGCGGGTGTTCCCATGATTTATAATTGATTAAGTTATACAAATATACTAAATTATTGTCTTCTTGCTTCTACTGTTACTCTTATACCCATAGCTTTAGCTAACTCAGCATCAATATATGGAAGGTAATCAGTTTGGAATTGAGATAGCCCTGGAATAAGGTTGAAGAAATATTTGATAGGATAGTTCTTGTCCATTAATTCTTGATCATCTGTTGTATACCCATAAGCTTCTTTACTAAAAGCATTTAAGAATCTAGCTGTTTTACTAAGTAATCCTAGAGAGGGAATAATACTACCTTTAGTAATACTTTCCATAGACAATGGACTGTAGTAGAAACTAAGTTCTTCACTAATTTTGTTAGAAGCCTTAGCCCAGAGTTTCCATCTATTCTTCTCAGCATCAGAGGCTTCTTCAGGTGGTTTCATAAGACCTACAGTAGCAGCCATACCTATAACAGTTATAAGTGTTCCAAGTTCTTTCATCTCATTAGCTAGTTCTCTTTGCATAAGATCAAAGAATTCTTCATCAGTTATCTCTAGTTCTTGGCCAGTTTTATTACGATAGTCATCTCTCTTAGCATCTATAATAGCCTTCAATGTTGCAAGACCTTCTTCAGATCCTGTGATTATACCTCTCATTTTGAAGATATTTTTAAAACCTAACTCAACAGCTACCTTGGCTAAGGCTCTCATTCTACCATACTCCCAATCTTCAGTCTCAATATTGTATTTAATTTCACCAGTACGAGATAGTAATAATTTAGGGATCCAGTTCTTGAACATCATAAAGGAACTGAACATTGTATCTCTTCTATAACCAGCTTTATTATCCTCATTCATAGATCCATTCAGATTTCTAGCAAACTCAGATACTTTCAAGCTATATTTTACAATCTCCTCTTCAGATACTCCTTCAATACTTATTTTATCATCAGTAATCTTTACAGCTGATGTTAACCTAGTTGAATAGTTTAATAGATCTTGAACTCTAGAATCAAAAGACTTATTTAAAGTTCTTCTCTCTTGAGCAGATACTTTATACTTAGTAGCTCTATCTTGTTTTTTCAAGTACTGTCTAGCATTCACAATTTTGCCATTAATTATTATAGCGTTGTCATTGAAGCTTTTAGCATTTGCTAAAGCTAATTTGTGTTCAGGGAAAGAGTTAGTAATCATCATAACATCTGTAAATGACCATGTAGAAAGATAAGCCACAATACCTTTATCTCTAGCAGCTTTTCTTCTCATATGAGTCATCTCATCTTCAGGAGCAGGAGTTACATAATGTAACAAAGCTTTATCTTCCATAGACAAACCAACACCAGTTGATACAGCAAGATTATTTTTCATAAACTCTCCTGAAGTATACATATTTCCACCATTAATAAAAGCATGTATATTATATCCCATCCAGTTAGCTAAACCAATTAGTGGTTTAAGACCTACAGCCAAGGATCTAGTTAGAGTATCAGCACTTCTTAGTCCTTTTTTAATTGAAATAATATTATTATCTCTGGCTTCTTCATCTTTTCCAAACTTACTAGCTACCTTTTGAACAGCAATGTTACCAATATTACCTAAATCTTCCTGTAAATCATATAAAGCATCATTAAGAATAGCATCCATAATGTTTGCATTTTTATTTACAGTTTTATTAACAACAAATTTACCTCCTTCATTAACTAAGTCACCTTGTTCATTAACAATAAGACTTCCTTTAGCACTTTCAACTGCTTGAATTGTTAATAAAGTGTTTTCAATTGATTGTCTAGACTCATAATCCATCAAAGATTTGATCCAGAGTGCTCCAACCTTATTTAAATCAGTTGAAAGCTTCTCTGTAGCAATATTTCCTTTACTTGTGAAGTATTTTGGTATTACTTTCTTTACCTCACCAGTTTGTTCATCTTTTTTAGAGTAAAATTGCTCTTCAAACTCCTTAACAGAATATAAATCCTTAAAAAAGTCTTTAATTTCAGTACCATAATTGTTAGTTTGTTTGAATTTGTCAATAATACTTGCTTCAACAAGAGGGAAGAAAGACATACCTTGTTTATCAATATATCCAGTACCTTTAGCTCTTTCATTTAGTGCTGTAAAGAAGTTCCAAGCATCAAGAGCAGCTTTACTTTGAGACATTCTCTTATAATCCTCAGATAAATGATTCTCTGTCTTAACAACTTGTCTGAAAATATGATTAAATAAGTAATCATCATAACCATGGAAGTCTTTTCTGTTAATATCTATAGAGTTTCGAATGTTTTTCATTCTAGCCATCTTGATATACTCATTTTTCTTTTCATCCATAGAGAATTCTATATATTGTAGTTCAGCAATACTCTTTTTGATAGCTTCCTCAGCAAGTCTATTAAACTCCTCCATGTCCATATTCTCCATAAGGAACTTTTTGTTCTCCTTCCCTTTCTCTTTAGCTGCCCTAACATCTTCCCAGAACTTTTTATCAACTTTTTTAATAAGTTGAAGTCCATTTTTATCAGAAGTACCAATTAATTCAAAAGCTTTTTTCCCTTGTCTTGAAGCTTCTTGTTCTAGAGGAGCAAGAATTTTTCTAAACTCATCAAACTTATCTATAAATTTCTTGTCTGCTAGCTTTTTAACACGCATTATAAGATTAGAAGCAAAATTTATAAGCTTAGCAGGTAGTTTACTACCTTCAATAAAGTTTTTAGCTATAGTTCCTATCTCTCTTTCAGCATCAAACAAAGAAGTTTTATTATTTTCACTAACAAAGTTCTCTCTGACAGCAATTTGAGCTACATATTCTTTCTGTAATTCAAGTATCTCTATGATATTAGATTTAGCACTAGCAGAAGCAGCTTTCAATCCTAATAATATTTTATTTTGTTCTTCTGGTAAATCTGTAGAACCATACTGAAATATGAAAGCTTCATCAAGAACAGTAAAATTTAAAGCTGTATTCTTAAACTCAATTAGCTCTTGTAATTTGGCCTCAATTTGATCTTTTGATAGTTTGTCATATTGAATGTTTTTAAATGTATCTAAAGCAGCCCTAGAGGTTTTGATGAAGGTTTTACCAACACTAACTAATGGTGCAAAGTTTAGTGTTACATGTAATACACGTATTGCTTTGCTCAACTGATTTAGATGTATCATTTTAGATGATCTAAGTTCTGGATCCACTTGTTTAGTATAGAGTTTTTCCCAGTAGCCTCTAAGAGATCTTAATAAATCATCTATACTTTCATTACCAGTGGTTTCTGAGTTCACTGGTACAGGTAGTAAGTACAAATTCGTTTCCTTTAGGCTGTCTATCTTTCCTATCTCAATTGATGTTGGTACTACTCCACTTTTCTTGTCTCCTTTTATAGCTTGATCATAATTCATTATGAAAGGAATCATTCTTGCTCTTTTAATTTGATGAGGTTTCACACCATACTCATACATAATCTTGGTATACTCCAGCATTTGAGGTACCCAGGAGTCTTGTTTATAATATGGAATATCATCTTCTCTAGTTTTATCTATATCAGTAAACTTCCAGTCCAAAACATCAATGACAGCATCTTCTGTACCATCAGCTTTATTGTTTGGAGATATTGCTATGAAATCGACTGTAGAACCTAACATTCCTTTCTCTTTCTGATTAACAACCATCTTCTCTACAAGAAATCTAGTATCATCAGGATAAGAATCAATAAGATTTTCAGCAAATCTATTTAATCTTTCTTGTTGCTCTGTGTCTAACTTAGTACTGATAGTAGTGTCTGTGAATGGTTTTTTAAAACCATTCTGATCTATAAGATTTGTTTTTATATACTCTTCAATGTATTGGTGTCCTGCAGATCCCCACACTTTCTTTTGATCATCACCAACTTTTTGAGCATCTGTTCTCTCCTTCATTGGTTTTTTGTTCTTAGCAACTTTTTCTGTTACACTGGTAGCCACTCTCTGTCCATCAAATTCATAATGTCTATCTGCAGGATTAGGATCAAGAATCATTCTTCCATCAATATCATTAATAGTGTTGTAGATTTTATCTACCATGGAATTCAATCCTCCTTGATAGTAAACACCTTGAGCTTTAATATCTTCAATAGTACCAATATTACCATTCATAATATGCTCTGCAGCCTGGTTGAATAAGTCAACTTTAGTTTTACCAAACACTTTTCTTATAGCAGCCTTAATGGTTTCCCACCATTCTTGAACTTTATTTCTCTCTACTTCATAAAATAGCTCTGGAAAGTCTGCACTTCCTTGAGAGTTATGAATAATATACTCAGCTATTAATTTGTCAACAGCTTCTTTCTTTATCTTACGTATGTCTGGTTTACCATTATCTAATTGATAAGCTTTGTTATTTTTATAAGCATCATAAGTAACCTTGTATATTTGATACTTATCTATCTTAGCAATAAGAGAAGTGATTAGTTTAGGATCTGTTTGTTCCAGTATAGCTGTGGCTATGTGCACCATCTCCTCAGTTAGTGCAACTCCTTCAGAACCCTGGGCCACAGCAATAACACCTGCAGTTAAATCTGCAAGGCCATTAACACCTTTTGTTTCTACTTCTGGATTAGATTTAGCATAGTCATGTAAGGCTTGAAAGCTAGCTCCCATATCTGTAATCACCTGCTTAACCTTATCCAGGGTTTCATTATTCT